ATTTATCAGGAACTTATAATTTAAAATATACTCACAAATATAAGATTTATCAGGAACTTATAATCTAAAATATACTCACAAATACAAGATTTATCAGGAACTTATAATCTAAAATATACTCACAAATACAAGATTTATCAGGAACTTATAATCTAAAATATACTCACAAATATAAGATTTATCAGGAACTTATAATTTAAAATATATTTAAAACACAAAAATTTTAAGTAAAGTTATAAATAAAGTGTTACAGACCTAGATGTGTTAATATCAATGGATATTTTCTATCGTAATTATGATTCTTACGAAAAAATATTTGGGTTCTCTAATCCTAAGTTCTGGTGGGAATTTAGATCATTAGAGGTAACAAAAATCAACTTAAGGAGGCATAATATGTCTTTACTCTCACCTGGCGTAGAAACTATGAGATTAAATTGCGCTCTCATATAGTAATATATAAGTAATAAATTTATTGAATTGCTGGAAACTCTTGATAGGTTCTAGGTACTCCCTCAAGTAGTAATATTTTGAGTATAGTGAAAATCTTAGAAATAGAGACAATCAGCAGCTAAGACCCATAAATATATGGAGTAAAGTTCAACGACTATCCCGAAAGGGAGTACACTCTAAGTGGAGTGGAAGCGGTAAACATCCTTATAGGATGAAGATATAGTCTAGTCTATATGGAGACATATAGCAGTTCATAAGAGAACGGTATTGAATTAACGACTCAATATGAATACAACGAGAAATCGAGGAAATCGATGCTAGCCTAATAGCCCCAACAGTTTCAAATTCTATTGCAGTTTTTGCAGGAAATTTTGTTAAAGGTCCAGTCGGTTCATACTTACTTGTAAGTTCAGAAGCAGACTTGGTAAATTATTTTGGGAAACCAACAATAAAAAATTATAATGATTGGGAACAATGTAATTCATTTTTGAAATATGGAAATAAATTATATGTTTCAAGAGCATCAAATGTTAACGCAAGCACTGAAGAAATTTTAGGTCTTACTGTTACATCAGATGTTTCTGATAGTTCTACAATCCCAGTTTCCGATGTAACATTAGTTAAAATCGGTCAATATATCGCTTTTGGTTCTGCATTAGGTCCTGTTAAAGTTCCTTATGAAGTTCTATCAGTAGATGCAGTAGCTGGTACTCTAACAATAGATAGAAATACTAGTGTAGTAGTTGCAGATGATGCAAAAGTTTATGATTTTAAACAAGCGTTGAACTCAGTTTTTGAAGTTCAAGAGCAAGGTTCAGCAGTTGTTGTTTCTGATTATCTTAAAACTCAATTACCTATTGGCAATTATGCAGATTTTGAGATTCAAGAACAAAGCATTGCAATGAATTCTGTTGAAGCAAAAGCTAAATTTATAGCCAGAAGTCCTGGTGTTTGGGGTAACTCAATTGAAATAGCTATTGCAAAAGCATCAGATTTTGGTGTTGATAAAATGGTTTTTGAAGGTATTGCACTTGATGATTTATTTATGTACTCACCAACTGGTGACGAAGTAGGTATAATCATTAGAAATGCTGGTGTAATTCAAGAAACTTTTACAGTATCCTTTGATCCAGATGCAAGAGATGAAAATAATAAATCTATGTATATAGAAGATGTTATCAATAATAAAAGTTTATTTGTTTTTGTTAAAGACAATACTGCAAATGAAAATCCTGTAATGTCATGTTTATATTCAGATGGTAATGTTATATCATTAGTTAAAGGAATTGATTCTCCAGTAGGATTTGATGATTTAATAAATGCATATGACCTTTGGTCTAATAAAGAAGCTGTGGATAAACTTTGTGCGTAAAAGCATAACAATGTCCCTTCACTCAGTGATGAGTGAATGATAATAATTTGAATTGCTGGAAACTCTTGATAAGTCTTAGGTACTAACTATAAATTTATAGAAGTAACAATCTTAAGAATAGAGACAATCAGCAGCTAAGATACACAAAATAATATAAAAGTAGTGTGGTAGCTACAATTATATAAAGGATAAAGAATGAAATTTAGTATTTTTCTCATAAATAGAATTGAAGAATTAAGAAAAGAATTAGGTTTACGATATGTTACAATTACAAATAAAAATTTAGAAGTAAAAAAGAGAGTAAAACAATTATATAAACTAACTCCATTTCTAACTTCAAACAGAGTCTCAGACAGAATTTATGCACTTGAATATAAATTAAAGGGATTTCGAAATTGTGAAATATGTGGAAAACCTACTAAAAAATTAGAAACTATACTTGTTGTCATAAATGTGGTCTTATAAAATCACATAAAGCAAATGATTATTCGAAAATAAATCGTAAAGCAATAGAAACAATGAAAAATGATATAGATGAAAATGGGTTGAATATTATTCAACGGAGGACTATTAAAGCTAATAAAAGTAAAATTGATTTTCCAGAAGCACAGAATGAAGCTATTAAAAAATTTAAAATTTTTAGAAAAGAACATCCTGAAAGATTTCCTAGTTTTTGGGAAACATTTACAAATGAAGACCGCAAAAATGTTATAGATAAAAGAAATAAGACTATGAGAAAAACAATGGAATCAAAAGGAAAATGGAAAATATTTAAAAATATGGATGACTATGAATTATATTTTAAGAGATCATCATTCAAATTTGGTTTCAATTTCCCTATGTCCAAAAAGGAGAAATATCTTTTAGAAACAAAAGGTATATTTTCAGCTAAACATAATAGTAGAGGAGTTGTTAGAGATCACTTACTCTCTAGAAGATATGGATTTGAAAACAATATTCCTGTTTGGATTATTTCACATCCCGCAAATTGTGAAATTATATTGCATTCAGAGAATGTTAGAAGAAGTTTCACTAATGATAATCAGATTACACTAGAAGAACTTCTTGAAAAAATTAGTCAATATAAATAAGTATGACCGAGAAGTCAAAAAACTATGTGTATAAAGTCCAACGACCATCCCAGACATGGGAGTAGGAGCAAGTGTTCCGAAGCGGATTACATCTTTCACTACCACTTAGAAAGATGAAGATATGGTCTAATCTATATGGAGACATATAGCAGTTATCATGGGGCTAGTTGATAACGGGTTAGAATTAACGACTCTAATTGAATTTCATGATTGATATTGTAATAGCTAATGAATTAGATGGTGGTGCATCAGCTAAAGCACTTACAGATAAAAGAGAAGACTGTATCTGTTTTATAGGTGCAAATTATGGTGACTGTGTTGGTCAAAAAGCTTCAATGGTTCTCAATAATTTGGTAACTTGGAGAAAAACTGGTTCATTAAATTATAATGATATGTTTACTGTTGGATGTGCAAACTATGTATATGTTTACAACAAATACCTCGACAAGAACGTTTGGGTTAATGTTGCTGGTCATATATCTGGGTTGAGAGCACAAACCTCAACAAATAGAGCATCTTGGTGGGCGTCAGCAGGTCTAAATAGAGGACAACTTAAAGGAATCCTTAAGCTTGCATTTAACCCTACTAATGCAATGAGAGATGTACTTTACAAGAACGGTCTTAATCCTATCGTCAGCTTTGCTGGACAAGGAATCGTCATGTGGGGACAAAAAACTTTGCTAAGTAAGCCTAGTTCGTCAAATAATATATGGCTTATATTAAACATTGCAGCATAAGTAATAAAAAAAAATCTGGGGAGATTTTACATGAAAAATGAAACAAAGCAAATGATTGATAATTATTATAATAATTTAATATCATCACAAAAATTAATTCGATAGTTACAAGTTAATGAAACAAAAACAAATGAAGAAATATATTGTGAATATTTCAAAATAGACAATAAATGTAAATTTTGTGGTAACAAAATGAAATATACTGGATTTAAGATTGGATACCGATGTTCTAAAGAGTATGGATATAAACGAAGAAGAAAAATAGAGAATATAGAGGAGCTATCTAAAGAACTAATCCTTAAAAATATTGCAAAACAAGGATTTATTTCAAGAAAATTTATGAATTTGTATTATATTATAAATAAAATGTCTTAAGTACAGACGATAACTTACCAGTTCTATCAGGCGAACTTTAAATGCATTGAATTGCTGGAATATCCTACTATTAAGTTAAGGACAATCAGCAGCCAAGCTCTAGAGATAGAGAAGGTTCAACGACTATCCTGAAAAGGAGTAGATTTCAAGTGAAATCGAAGCGGTGCAGCCTATTATATTCTCCCCAGTTATAATATGGCATGATATAGTCTAATCTATATAGTAATATATAGCAGATGTGTCTTATCTCAACACATCGGGATAAATTTAACGAATTTATCTGAATATTTTGTTGATAGAGTGAATGTGAGAGGTCTTTTTAATACACTTGAAAGATCCTTAGGTAAGATGGCTAAATATGAAGTAATGGAATTCAATGATACATTTACTAGAAATAGAATATCTAGTATCATAAAACCATTCTTAGGCAGTGTAAAAGCTGGTAGAGGTATTGTCGACTATATGGTAATTTGTGATGAATCAAATAACACACCTGATGTTATATCACGAAATGAGTTAATAGTGGATAGACGTAATGTTCACTTAAAAGTTCTTTAATTGCTGGAAATTCTTGTTAGGTTCTAAGTACTCATTTATATAAATAATATATAAAAAGTAAAAATCTTAGAAATAGAGACAATCAGCAGCTAAAACAAAATAAACTAAAGTCTAAATTGTGAGAGATTTAGCAAAGGATAAATTATGAAATTCAGTGATTATCTTATAACTGAAATATTTAGGATTAAAAATGAGAATAATATTGGAAAAATACAATATGATACAACAAACAAGGAACTAAATAAACGATTAAAACAGTTAAAAAATTAACTCCATATCTTGATGGTAAACATATCACTTTAACAAGATATTCGAGTAGGATACAATATTTAAAGTTACATAAAAAGAGTATAGATAAATGTGAAATATGTGGAAATGAAGTACAAACTTTAAATTCTAGATTTTGTTCAGCTAGTTGTCAAAGAAAACATTTCAATAATACTATATCACAAAATGATAAGAAAAGAATGTATGAAAAAGCAGTTTTAAATAGAAATTATGATGAAATTCTTAAAAAAGGGTGGAAAACAAGAAAAACAAATAAAGTAACATTTCAAAAATATAAAGAAAACTTGTCAGAAATAATGAATAAAAAAGATTCTTCTGGTATTTCAATTCTTCAAAAAAATGGAATTAAAGCGTCTAAAACAAAAACTAACCCAGAGTGGAAAACAAACACCAAAAACATCAATATAACTCCATGAGAAAAACAATGGAATTAAAAGGAAAATGGAAAAAACTTGAAAATATAAATGATTATGATTTATATTTTAGAAAATCATCTTTTACATTTGGTTTTAACTTTAATATGTCTGAAAAAGAAAAACATTTATTAAAGAGAAATGGTATATTTTCAGCCAAAAATAACAGTAGAGGAGTTGTTAGAGATCATCTCCTCTCACGAAGATATGGTTTTGAAAACAATATTCCTGTTTGGATTATTTCACATCCCGCCAATTGTGAGATTATTTTACATTCAAAAAACGTTAAAAGAAGTTTAACTAATGATAACCAGATTACATTAGAAGAACTTCTTGAAAGAATTAATAAATATAAATAAAATATGACCGAGAAGTCTTTAAACTAAGTTTATTTTGTAAAGTTCAACGACCATCCCGAAAGGGAGTACACTCAAGTGAGTGGAAACAGGAACCATCATACTCTCTCACATTTTATGATGAAGATATGGTCTGATCTATATGGAAACATATAGTTGGTATTGAATTACCAGATTTGTAATTAACGATTACAAATTGAACACAATGATTTACATCAAACCTACATATGTTGCTGAGTTTATAAAACTTAGATTTACAAATGCTGGTACAAATAGCTTCTCATCAGTTATTAGCTAACACATCGTGGGACTCTTAGGAGTCCCTAATCTTCAAAGAGCACTTCAAAAAAATATAAATACTATAAAACTAAGGGACATAAATGGAATTATTTGAAAAAATTAAAGAGTTCTTGAAAATTAAGAATCCTGAGAAAATATCACCAGAAGATGCCGAACTTCAAAATCAGAATAAAATTATAGATGATCTTTCAAAAGATGATATTTATAATTTTGGTAACTTCTTTGATGGTATGAGTCAGAATACAATATTTAAAGGTCAAGAAAAACAAACAATTTTAGAAAAACAAAAAGCAAAAATAATGCTTTACAGAAACCTAGCGAAAATATCAGATGTTTATATGGCAGTTGATGAAATAGTAAATGAAATTGTGCATTCAGATGATAAAGACATCCTTAAAATATCAATAGATGAAGAAAATGAAAAAATTCAAGATGCTATTACTGAAAAATTTGAAAAAATTGTAAAATTATTTAATAATAATTTTTATAATGTTGTTAAGCAAGCATATGTAGATGGTCAAATTGTTATCAAAATAGATTTTAATGATGAAGAGGATGGAATTAAAGGTATAAAAATTATTGAACCTGTTTATCTATATTTTGATAAATCAAGTGAGCAATATAAGTACATGGATAAATCCCAAGATTTTTATAGAAAAACAAATATTGAACAAAAATTAACATTCTCAAAAGAAGAAATAATCCGACAAGATTTTGGAATTCATGAAGATAATATTAATCTTGGATATTTAGAATTTGCTATTAAACCAGCTAATCAACTAAAAATGCTTGAGGATCTTTTAATCCCAATGAGGTTTTCGCGAAGTATATCAAGAAGAGTGTTCAATGTTGATGTTGGGGAATTATCTAATACTAAAGCCGAAGAGGCAATGAGAGATGCACAGAAAAAATTTAAGTATAAAAAGTTCTATAATACAGAAACTGGAGAAATTACAAATCAACAACATATTACATCAATGGTTGAAGATTATTGGTTTGCAAATAGAAGTGGTGCTAAAGGAACACAGGTAGATTTGTTAGATGAAACTGGAAATCTTGGAGAGTTAGGAGATATTTTATATTTTCAGAAAAAACTTTATCAAGCATTATTTATTCCTGCTAATAGAATACCAGATAATACTGATGCAGATCAAACATTTGATTATGATAGTACACAAGTAACAAAATCTGATATTAAATTTTATATGTTCATAAATAGAATCAGAAAAATATTCATTGAAGTGATTAATGATTTGCTTAAAAGAGAACTTATTTTAAGCAACATTATGACATTAGAGGATTATGAAGAGTATAAAGAAAAAATTAATGTACAATTTATGTCAGATAGTTTATTCATAGAAAAAATGAAACTTGCTCAATTCCAACAAAAACTCGATATTTATTCTAATGTTCAAGATTATAGCGGTAAATTATTTCCGGTTCAGAAGGTTCTTAAAGAGGTATTTAATTTTACCGATGAAGAAATTTTGGATAACTTTAAACAAATTGCTAAGGAAAAGAAAAATAAAATGTTTGAAGATTTTTATAAAACAGAAGACGACTATTGATTTATAAATATACTAAAAGTATAAAGGAATTTTTAAAATATACTACTAGTATAAAATATGGAGTCATTCCAAATAGGATATTCCAAATCAAAATTGATAAAGTTATAAATAAAATAAAGAGAGGTTAAAATGAAATTTAAGCAATTTATAGATGAACAACAAATAACAGACTATAAAGTAGAGTCATTACTTAATGCCTTTATAGTTCTTGATGAAATGAATGATGAGGGTTCTATGATAGATGATTCTATGCTAGATGAAGGAATATTTGATATGCTCAATAATTTTGCTAATAAAGTTGGTCTTGAAATAGAAAAAACAGATGGAATCATTCAAAATATTAAAAAGTTTTCAAGTACTGGTGGCAAAATGATTATTGCAGCTATAAAAGGCGATAAAGAAAAAATTAAAAAACTATCAACTGAAATCGATAAATCAGATTTTTTAAAGTTCGTTTATAATCTTGATATACTAACAATGCACTTCATTACAGGACCTATTCACTTGATTGCAGCTGTAACAGGATGGGAATTACAAATCAAAACACCAGAAATAGCAGTTAAAGCATATGATATGATATGGAACGGTATCAGTAACTTGAAAGATGGTATTGCAAAAGCTATTCAATCAAAAAATAAACAAACCAGACTATTAGGATTTGTAAAAAATATCGAAAAAAATGTTCCACTAAAACCACTTAAATTAAAATCTTAAAAAAAGGAGAACAAATGTTCGTTACAACAAGACTATTAGAATCCAGATATGGAGTATTTCAAAAGGGCGAAGAGGTTTCTGAAAAAATCGCAAAAGAATATTTTAGATATGTTAAAGAGGTTAACAAAACTTCAAAAGCACCAAAGGAAGAACTTCTAGTTGAAACACCAAGTCCAGTAGATGTTAAAATTGAAGAACTTGAAAAAGAAATTGCAGAAGAGACTCAAGAGCTTGCAGAAGAAATTAAAGAAGTGAAAAAATTAAAAAAATCAAAGAGAGCTAAAAAATAGATGATAAAAAGGAAAGATGATTTAATAGATTATATTTTTAGACAGTTAGGTGCACCAACAGTTGAGGTTGAACTTACTGATGAACAAGTACAGGATTGCATTGACTATACTATTAAAGAATTTTCCACATTTGCTTATGATGGAGAATTAGAGGAAACTGTAATTCTCCAAGTAAATGGTAAAGGATATTATCAAATGCCTGATTTTGTAACATCTATTATTGCTGTTAAAAGCATTCAAGGATTTCAAAATTATGGCTCAAATTACATTCCTGATAGATGGTCTGAAGAATATTTTAGAGCATTTGAGTCAAATAGTACTGGTGTAGATGCAATTATTTCCGTGAGCAATAACTTTACATTATTTGAAAAGTATATGATGAGAGAGATGAATTATACCTTTAATGAGTATAACAATAAATTACATGTTCTTGGAAATACTACAGGAAATATACTAATTCACTATAATATGGAATACACTCCAGATAAGGTTGATAAAATATATAATCAACAATGGGTCAAAGACATGTCTGTCGCTAGAGCTAGACTTCAACAAAGCACTGTAGTTGGAAAATATACTCAATCATTAGTTGGTGGTGCTACTATAAATTTTGATATGATGAGAAGTCTTGCACAAGATGAAATCGCTGATCTTAAAGAACAATTATTCAGCAAATATGCTGGACCAGCTCCTATATTGGTTTTATAACATCATATATTTAACATTATTTTTTTATAATTTGGTTTATAACAATTACTAGATTAAATATAGTTTGAAGGAGCACTATGAATTATGGAATATTTAACATATATGGCACACCTAACATATACAATAGGTTTAAGTTATTTAACTAAAACTAAATGAAAACCATAAATTATGGAAATTTAATCTATACAGTAAGTATAAGTTATTTAAGTATAAGTATTATTATAATATTTTGGTATTTAACTACAATTAAAGGAGAACTATGATTTATGGAATATTTGACATATGCAATATATGTGAGTTCATTTCTTTTAATGTTAGCACTTTGGTACTATATAAAAGGATAAATAATAGCGTACAAATCTAAAAAAGGATGGTATAAATTAAAAAATCCATCTAAATTTATTAAACCATCAGATGATTATATGGGTTCATTTAATGAATCTCTTAATTCTATTATGTATAAATCATCACTCGAACTTAAAGCATTTCAATTTTGTGATTATAATGAAAAAATTAAAAAATTTAGTATTGAACCATTTGCAATTCAATATGTAAAACCCACTGATAACAAACTACATAGATATTATCCTGATTTATTTATTGAATTTGATGAAAAAAATAGATTTTTAGTCGAGGTTAAATCATTCTCCGAAACTCAATTACCTATAAAACCTAAAAAAATTACCACTAAGAGCACCAAAAACTATAAAAAAGCATTAGTTACATATAGTATTAATCAAGCAAAATGGAGTGCTGCTAAGGATTTTTGTGATAAAAAGGGAATTAGATTTATATTTCTTACTGAAAAAGAGTTACACTGATTTTATAAACTGAAAGTATAAATTGCAATATATACCTAAATTAAAATCTTCCGAATACTGGATCATCTGATTTTTTTAGAACAGGTTTTTCGGTTTCAATATCATCAATATTTTCTGATTCATTTTCAACACTATCAGAAGTATTTGTTAATTCATCAAAATATGTATCTAACTGTTCATATGTTTCTTTATCAATAGTTTCAGTATTCACTTCTTCAATATCATCTGTTAATTTTACTTGATATGTTTTAAGAGTGATTTTATAAACATTTTTATCATCTTTATAAGTATATAAATTGTTTATACCTGGTACTTGAAAATTTACATCTGTTATTTCCATCATTCTATCATTAGGTAATATAATAAGATTACTTTGAAGTCCTTTTATTGGGTCTGAATCAAAAATTGAGTTTACAGATTTAGAAGATATAAACAATCTAATATTTTCAACATTCAACATTCCAAATTCAGAAAAGTTTACTCCAATATCATCCCACTCATCAGAATTTTCTGGCAAGCCATATAATTGAAAAACTTTTTCCTTATCAACCTTAACTGAACTGTAATCCCCAAAAACATTACTATCATAATCTAATTTTTCTGTCAATAGAAGTTTTATTGGAATACCATAAAGATTAATTAATTCATTAGTTAGTCTTCCTTGTAATGAATAATCTGGTTTACGAGTCATATTAAAATTAGCCAATGAGAATTCCTTTTTAAGTATTTATATACTTAAGATTAAAAAATACTTTTGGGACATTTAGGTTTATTCAAATATTTATGTTTTTTTAGGTTTATCCAATTTTTTAAGTCTTTCAATAATATCAACTGTACTAATATCTTCATGAATAGTTAAATTATTTGTAACAGTTTTGGGTGTTGTTCCTTCATAAATCTTTTTAATATTCAATAAAACATTACTAAAATCTTTGTATAATTGGGAATGTACTTTAACACCATTGAGAACTGCAGTTGTTAATTCAGCAAAAGCAGTTGTATCTTCATATTTAGAATCTTCAGCAAGCATTAATTCCTGAGTTGCTTTTTCTAAAACCATTCGACCATTTCCAATCACTTCACGAAGAATTTCCCCAGAGTATTTGAAATCATCTGCCATTTGTTTTAGTGACATTACATCAATAGGGTCGTATTTCTCTTTTTCATCTTCAATTTGTTGAGTTTCGGTTTGAACTGTTTCAACAATTTCAGGACTTAATATCTCTTCTGCTGCATCAAATTTTGCTGTTATTTCAGCAATTTTATCTTGAGTAGATTTGACCTTTTTATTCAAATTAGCCATATATATACATCATAATATTATAATATAAGTATGAAGCCATAAGAACTAGATTTTCTCTAAGAACATAATCGGGTACTAAATTAAACATTTTTATTCCTTTACGATTGCTAGTACTGAGTCAACTTTTAGAATTAAAAAATGACCATCCTTAAGTAGTATATCAATACCATTTTGTTTAACCCAAATAATCGTTTCATTCAGGTATTTATTGTCAATATCTTTACCAATTGAAATAACCTTTCCAATTGTTGGTCTATCAACTACTGATGTATTCTGACTCATTTCAAGCACAATTCCATTTTCTTGTACTTCTCCTGTATTTAATTCTTGAGGTTTAACTAATAGCAAACCATCCTCAAGTAAAAATGCTGAACTATGTAAATTTTCATGTTTCATTTGTTTCCTTTTTATATAAATGCTTCTGGAGATTTTGATTTTATTTCTTCCAATTTTATTTCACTATTTTTGATTAAATTTCTAATATAAATTCTATCAGTTTCATTAACTGGGCATACCTGAAGTACTTCGTTCCATTTTCTTATCAATTCTTTAAGAACTTCATACTCTGTTTTTGATTTCAATTAGTATCCTTTAGTAAGGGCATATTAAATGCCCTATATTTGAAATTATAGATATGATTCTATCTTGTCAGCTAAAATTTGCTTTGATGATGCACCGATCATTTGATCTACTAATTCACCATTTTTGAAAAACAAAATTGTTGGAATTGATCTAATACCATACTTAACAGCTATATCTTGCTCTTCATCAGTATTTACTTTGCAAATCTTTGCTTTTCCATCAAAATCCTCAGCTAACTCTTCTATAACTGGGGCTATCATTCTACAAGGTCCACACCATGGTGCCCAAAAATCAACTAAGGCTACACCTTCACTTACTGTGCTATCAAAATTTGAAGCATCTAACTCTATATATTTTGCCATATTTTTCCTTTATTTTATATTTTCTACTAAAAAATAGTATTTTCTTTTAAATTTTTGAAGTTCTTTTCTCTGTCTTTTAGGAACTTGCATTTGAGTTCTAAAATATTTTTTTGTTCCTGTTTTAGGATATTGTAAAAATAATTTATATTCTTCGGAGAATTTTTTAAAACCTTCATTAAGATTATCCAAATCACATTTATAGAGAGATTTATAATATTCAAAATTTTCTGTATCTGTTGTATTATTTTTGGATGTTCTTTCTAATCTTTTTTTTCTTTGAATGTCTTGAAATATCATTCTTTACCCTTTGATTTCATTATTTTCCTTTATCATCTAGTGCTTTGAATGTATATAAATCATCCTTAATATCTTCTGGTAATTTTTCCCAAATTCTTCTAAGTCTTCTAAATTTTGGAGGGTCTTTAATAAGTGCTTTTTGCATCCCTCTTATGAGATAATGATATCTGATTAAAATTTTAGTCCTCTCTGGAATAAACCAATTTTTGATAATCATATAAGACAGTTCTTCGTGATTGGTAAAACTCCATGACTCATAATCTCTCTGTAAATCATCTGAGTCCTTGTGTGCTACAAATGGTTTACCTATATCATGTAACAAAGCAACTAAAAATAATCTTGGTCGGTATCTAAGAGTGTAAAAGATTACCTTAAAAACATGTCCTAGAACAGAGTGTTTGTGCCACCTATTTTGTGTAACAAATAATGTTCTAAGGAATGCTTTTGATGTTATTTTATTCATTTTAATTTATCCGCACTTACTGCTAAGCCTAAAAAATTTGCAAAAACTGAAAACAGTCCTAAGATTAACATAAACAATGGTGTTCCAATAGCACTAAGAGTGAACAAACCCGCAAACCAAGGAATCATTAAAATTGAAGTTAGTTTTAAAATCGATAAAACTACTAGTGTTATTGCCCATAATCTAACTGCTGCTGCAGAAATTATCATCCCTATGAAAAATAGAAACGCTAATATAACCTTTAATATATTCATCTTTTATCCTTTATTTTTCTTTATATAGTATTATACTACATATATACTTAAATACTACTTAAACACTAAATCATACTTCTTAAGATTACCCTTCCTTTGTTTCTAAGGATTCTATGTGTTTAGATTTCCATTTTTTTGAAAGAATGTCGTTTAGTGGAATTTCAGGATTAAGATGAATTTCATCTGCTATTTGAATATTAAACCCTTTGGTAATATTTATGGTATTACCAGCATTTTCAATTATTATATTTTTAGATGTCTTGATGAGAACATCATTTCCTTTAATTTCTATTGAATCAATAATATTTGATAAATCAAAACTTTTTAAATTCATTAAGTTTGATTTCTTTGAAACTACCAAATCTTTAATTTTATTAGTGAGATATGAAAATATCATTTATCCTCCTGCGAATACATCTGGAGAACCAGTAGCATCAGTTGAACCACAAGCTATACTGTCACCTACTCGTGCTAATGCTTTTGAATTTACAAAAACTGTACTAGAACCAGTAGCTTGAACTGAATCATGACAAGGTGGTGGACAACAGTGAGTTACCCAATGATCTCCTACTCTATGAGCACCAAGATTATTTACAAAAACATTTGGAGAACCTTGATCATTTGCTCTAGGTGGATAACAACCGTGTCCACTTCCCATATCACCAAATCTAACTACTGCAGGCATTATATTCCTTTTTTTTGAACTTTATATGAAATCATTTTTGGAGTAATATTTTTCTTAATTACCTTCCAAAATTATTATTTATTGAATATTTTCTTAAGTTCTGCTACAATTTTTTCTGCTCTTGCTTTAGCATTAGGGATTTTATCCCCACCTCTGTTAAAGAAAAATTCAACTCTATCAACAGCTTGTTTATAATCTTTGGCATCTTTTGCTACTATTTTAGCAGTTTCAGATGCTGGAGTTTTTTCAGCGAATGTATCTTTTGGCGGTGTCCATTTTGGTTTAACTTCATCAGTAAATCCCTCAATAAGAGTTCTAAAATTCATTGTTAGTCCTTTTTAAGTATTTATATCTTCTTAACAAGACGGTACATTACCGCTATCGCTAGCATAATTGTTCAAGAAATCATAGACATGTTTTACATATTTTTTCTTCAAAGGCTTAGCTTTAGGGCATAGTTTTTTTAGCTC